GCGGTAGTAGCTCAGTTGGATAGAGTATCTGGCTACGAACCAGAGGGTCGTGGGTTCGAATCCTGCCTACCGCACCACCCAATTCAGAAGCCGTCGATGTGAAAGCATCGGCGGCTTTGTTTTTGCCGGGCAGCCGTTTCTCTGCCGCCCGGCGGCTTCGGAGGGAAGCGGCGGACTTTTTTTAAAGTTTTTTTTGCTTTTTCCCTTTTGACATGCTATGCTTTCACTCCTGATGTTCGAGGGCCGACGGAAATAACTAATCCGATCCGACGGCAGATACAAGAGCATCCCGCCTGCGATACGCATCGACCGCGACCGCATGCGGAAGGATTTCTGCGGAGAAGTGGCAGAGAGGTCGAATGCACACCCCTGCTAAGGGTGCAGGTCCGAATAAGGGCCTCGGGGGTTCGAATCCCCCCTTCTCCGCCATAATTCGTTGTGGCAGAAGGCTTCCGGAAGGGAGCTTGGGTTTTGCCCCAATTTTTGCCCCAATTTTGTCAACGAGAAAGCCCCGAGGGATGACCCCCGGGGCTTTTTTCGTGCTTTCAGTCTAGCACTGGTAGAACCTGGCTTCAATCGTTCGCCTCGCACTTCTGATCACCCAGTCGGGCGCGTCGGGGAAGTGTTCCGCGCAGACCGCATCGAACGAAGCGAGTGCCGCTCGCGGTGACGTGTGTCGGGCGTCCATGAAGGACACGATGCCCGCAACGGGTGCTAGCAGCTCGCGCATGAACTTCGAGCCGCCATTGGCTCGGACGATCTCGTGCTCGGCCTCTGTCATGCGCACCTGAACATAGCGCTTAGGGACGGCGTCGGCAATCCTTCCCGCGCCGGGTCTGCGTCCGCCTCTGGTGCTCTTGGCTTCGGTCATGTCTTACCTCCTCAGGTAGTTGGCGATCTCCTCGAGGGCGTCCGCCATGTTGCGGCAACGTGTCTCGTCGGCTTCGGGGCGACGGGCGGCATCGAGGGTTGCAACGTTCTCGGCGATCACGCGCAGGGCGCGGGTCACGCCTTCGGCACGGCGGTCTGCCGCCGTCTCCACATCACGCGGGGAGAGGCTGTTGGCGATCAGTTCGAGGAACTTGGCGTGCGATTCGTAGACTGTGTAGTACATATGGACTCCTTGGCGGGTAGTTGAAAGAGGGGCGCGATGCCCCTCTGGTTGGTTACTTGAGAACGTTGGCGGCTTCGCGCATCTTCTCGGACAGCTCATGCAGGCGGAGGATCTTCGCCTCGATGTCTTCGGGGTTGCCAATGGCTTCGGCGAGCTCGCGCAACTCGGCCTGCGCACCCATCAGGAAGCGGACGGCGGCAAAGCGGTCGGCAATCGTCACGGCCTTCGGGGCTTCCTCGGCAGCGGGCGTCAGTTCAGGCTCGCAACAGTACGGGAGGCCGGCCTCACAACGCGCGTCGCCGATGATACCGAGGGCGTGCTCGACAACCCAGTTGCGCTCAGTGTCGGTCAGCGGGCCGCGCAGTTCGACGAAGGGGATGTGCATCACGGCCTCTTCGGCATCGCGTACTACATCGTCGATGCAGTAGCTCTCGAGGATGGCGGCGTCTTCCTCATCACCATCGAGGACGCAATTGGCGATCATCATGATCTTCTCGGACGCGCCGTGCTCGACGGCGTTCTTGCGGATGCGCTTGGCTTCTTCAGCGGAAAGGGTTTTCTTCGTACTCATCTTGTGTCTCCTATGCACTGCAAGGGCGTCCCTTGCCTTACTAGAATTGTACAACGCAATATTCAAAGATGCAATCGGAGAGAGGTGGTTTATCTTCCATGCCCGCTACTTTCCCCCCCTTGAACTTTCCTATATCCATATGTATAATGCAAGGCATAGGGCAGGCGTACTACCCGCCCTTTCCGAAAACCCGCCAGAAAGGAAACCACCATGCGAACCTACATCGACTTCATGATCGACGAAGCCAACGAAGCCCACAACGTCGACCTCCGCAACCTCCCCGCCACCGCTCCGCTCTTCGCCTACCTGCACGCCGCCTCGCTCGGCGCGGTCGAGTGCAAGTACACGCACGTCGCCCTCGAGCTTGCCAAGCTCGCCGCTGCCTACTACCTGCAGACCGCCGAAGCCGACGACCGTTGGTACGGCTTCGCCACCGAAACCTGCGAAGGCGAAGAAGCCGGCGACATCATCCACGACTGGGCGAACGCCGAGCGCAACAAATACTCCTACGGCCTGCACAACTGCGCCCTCGGCATCTCCTTCCTCTCCGAGGACGCCCGCCACTGGTACACGATCGCAATCACGGTCGACCCCGAGACAGGGAAGCAGCTCACGTCCGAGCGCGTCAACTTCCCCGACGAAGTTAGCCTCATGCTTCACGACTACTACGCCGCCGCCCAGAACCGCCAGTAAGGAGAGCGCACCATGTGGAAGAAGATCAAGGTCAACATTCAGAACATCAAGCACGAAACGGACAAGGCCATGCTCATCGCCATGCCGCACTCGTCCGACTACGACGGCTTCACCTTCTGGATCTCTAAAAAGCTCGTGCGCGACGGCTCGAACGACTTCGAGATGCTCGTTTCGATCAACGAGGACATGACGTTCAACCTCAAGCGCACCAGTGAGAAGACGCGCAAGGTGCTTGACGAAAAGGAAGTCGGCTGCGACGAACTCATCGAGGCCTTCGGCGAATTCCACGGCGCGATGCGCATCAGGTAATCATGGAATCCGCCGCCGAAACCGTGTGGGTGCGAATCATCTTCGCATCCACTCTCGTCGCCCATACCACCGAGAAGGGCATCCTCATCAAGATGCCCGCTTCGAGCCGTTACGCGGGTTTTGAGTTCTGGACTGCTAGGAAGTTCGTCCACCCGGGGCGCTACGCCCTACAGCACTGCCTGAGCATTCCCGCCTCTTTCAAGATCACCCTCAGGGGTGAAGGCCGCAACGTGATCATTTCAGCCGATCGACTGGCCGATGAACTGGCTTTTTACAACGAGGAAGAGGAGTGGGACGAAGGTTACGTGCCGCCCAACGAGGTGCTCGAGCGCCTGCCGAAGTGGACCGTCAAGCACACCCCCAGGATCCTCAAACCCGAAACCGAGGTCAAGCCTGATGCGTCTCTTATCCGATAACCAACAGGAAGCCTTTGAGAAGCTCCGCCGCCTGAAGGTCGGAGCGCTTTTCATGGGTTGCGGGACAGGCAAGACACAGACCGCCGTCTCGCTCATCAATTCGATCCCCGGCCTCGATCTGGTTCTGTGGGTCGCGCCCCTGCGCACCATCGAGAACGCCCGCAAGGAAATCGAACTCTGCTGCTCCGAGTACGAATTCGACTTCTACGGCGTGGAGAGCATCGGCCAGAGCGACCGCGTCTATGTCGAAGTCCTCGACAAGATCGACGCGGCCAAGTGCGCGGCCATCGTCGTGGACGAGTCCATCAAGATCAAGAACCTGAGGGCGAAGCGCACGCAACGGCTCCTGCACATGGGCGAACGTTGCGAGTACAAGCTGATCCTGAACGGGACGCCGATCACGAAGAACATTCTGGACATCTATGCCCAGATGCTTTTCCTGTCGCCGAAGATCCTCGACAAGAATTTTTTCAAGTTCAGGGACGACTACTGCGTCTACTCGACAGAACATCGCTACGGGAAGCCTGTGCGCACGTACATCACTGGCTACGCCAACGTCGAGCACCTGCTCAGCATCATCGAGCCGTATGTTTACGAATGCTCGCTCGACCTCCCGCTCGCGAAGAAGTACCGGACGCTCACGTGGCACATGACCGAGACCGAGCGGTTCGGGTACGAGAACCTGAAGTGCGAACTGATTGCCGCTGTCGAGGATGACTTTGAAATCCTGGGGGCGATGCAGAAGCTCCATCACTTCTACACGCTAGCCAGTGAGAAGGTCCCGCTCATCACTCCGTATGTCGATGACCGAACGATCATCTACTGCCGCTTCATCGCGGCCCGCGACTATCTGCAGGAGATGTTCCCGCAGGCTCTGGTGATGACCTACGGCAAGGGTTCGTTCGGCCTGAACCTTCAGAAGTACCGCAGAATCATCTACTTCGACAAGACGTTCGACTACGCCTTCCGCGAGCAGTCCGAAGCCCGCATCTACCGCATGGGACAGCAGGAATCCTGCGAGTACTTCGACCTGACGGGCGCGGACATCGGCCTCGAGGAGCTGTTCGACAAGTGCATCGCGAAAAAGCTAACACTGGTGAACGCCTTCAAGCTCTCGGGCATGAAACTGGAGGATCTATGACCATCAAAAAATACAGGGCGCAGAACGTGTTCGATGCAGCGCAGGAGCGCCTGAACTACGTCTTTGACGAGTTCGAGCACATTTACGTTTCTTTCTCGAGCGGAAAGGACTCGGGGGTCGTGCTCAACCAGTGCATCGACATCGCACGCCGGCGCGGGCGCAAGTTCCATGCGGTCTTCATCGACCTCGAGGCGTTCTATCAGAAGAGCGCAGCATTCGTGGAAAAGATGTTCACCGAGAACGAGGACGTGCTCATTCCCATGTGGGTCTGTCTCCCGATGACCTCGCCGAATTCCCTCTCCTACTTCGAGCCCACGTGGGTCTGGTGGGACGAGGAGAAGCGTCCGATCTGGGTGCGCGATATGCCGAAGAACAGGTGGGTCATCAACCTGCAGAACAACCCCTTCGACTGGTACGTCCCGAAGATGACGTTCGAGGAATTCATCAAGCACATCGGCGAGACGATCGGCCACGGCGAGAAGACCGCGTGCCTTGTCGGCATCCGCACGGACGAAAGCCTGAACCGCTTCCGCGCCATTGCCGGGAACAAGGAAACCTACAAGGGCAAGCGCTTCAGCACGAAGGTGAGCGAGAACGTCTTCAACTTCTACCCGATCTATGACTGGACGGTCGAGGACATCTGGACGTACAACGCCCGCTTCGCGAAGCCGTACAACCCGATCTACGACCTGATGTACCTAGCAGGCGTCCCGATCCACAAGATGCGCATCGACGAACCGTTCGGCAATGAGGCCAAGGCTGGCCTCGCTCAGTTCAAGGTGATCGAGCCCGACCTCTGGGGCAAGCTCGTCAATCGTGTTAGCGGCGCGAACTTCGGCAACATCTACAGCGGCTCGAAGATCATGAGCAACAGCTACAAATTGCCGAAGAACTACACGTGGAAGCAGTTCACAGAATTCCTGCTCACGACGTTGCCGCCCGCCGCTGCCGACAACTACCGCGACCGCTTCACAAAGTTCATTGCGTACTGGCGGGACGTTGGATGCCCTGTTCCCGATGAACAGATCGAAATCCTGGAAGCGAAGTACGGCGACACGATCATCAATACGCGGAGCTACGGGACGCGAGGCGCGAAGGACAAGTACCTCGTAAAGTTCCGCGAGCCGCTCGACGAACTGCCCGAGCTTGAGGGCAAGGACGACTTCTGCACGTGGCGACGTATGGCCATGTGCATTATCAAAAACGACTTCGTTTGCAAAGGCTTGAGCTTCTCCATCACGAAGGAGATGAAGGCAAAGCGAGACGCGGTCTTGGCGAAATTCAGGAGCTTGTAATGAAATCACCCGTTTACAACGTGCAGGCCATCCCGGTCGAAAAGATTCAGGCGAACACGTACAACCCGAACCACGTCGCCCCGCCCGAGATGAAACTGCTCTACGACTCGATCAAGGAAGACGGCTACACGATGCCCATCGTGTGCTACTACCTCCCAGACGTGGACAAGTACGAGATCGTCGACGGGTTCCACCGCTACACGGTGATGCTGACCCATAAAGACATCTACGAACGCGAAGGCGGCAAGTTGCCTGTTGTGGTGATCGAGAAGGACATCAGCAATCGAATGGCCAGTACCGTGAGACACAACCGCGCCCGAGGTACGCACGACGTTGACCTCATGGCGAACATCGTCAAGGAATTGCGAGAGGCGGGCATGAAGGACGCGTGGATTATGAAGCACCTCGGCATGGACGCCGACGAACTGCTGAGGCTGAAGCAGATCACGGGGCTGGCCGCACTGTTCAAGGACCGAGAGTTTTCGGCCTCGTGGGATATCTGAGGAGTAGGAAGATGAGAGAAAGGAAGGTAACCGGGCGACCGAGACACACGCCCGACGGCGGCATGAACGTCCTGATTTACATCCCGAAGGAACTGCGCGAGCGCCTGAGGGAACTGGGAGGCTCGAAGTGGATTGCCGAGCAGATCAGGAAGACCATGCCCGAGGAGAAACGGTAGGCAAAAAAATAAAGCCCCCACGCGAGTTGCGCAGGGGCTTTGTGCGGCATAGGAGTCCGCTAGATACTACCCGCCAGAGTAGAATCCGTTGCCGATTGTAGCACGGCTTCGCGGACTGGTGAAAAGTCCCCTCGCAGGCGGCGGCCTGCGACCCGAGCGGACTAGTCATGCAAGGAATCGCGCGGGGTGGGGAGCATGGGGTGCGGAATCTGGAGCGGCTGTCGGGAGTCGAACCCTTTGAATGCGCCATCAGCACATCCCCGGCTACCGAGTCACGGAAAAACCGCCGCAAAAAATCCGAGGTAGCGCCAACTACCTCGGAGGAAGTTTAACTTTTTTTAGGAGTTTTCTATTATACAACAGGTTTAGGCGCCATCCCTCAAACGTTGCGCCGCAACGGTTTCGGGGCTAAAAAAGCGGATCTAGACGCCTACCCCATTTTCTCACCCAGCATTTTCGTGACGCCACGAAAATGCCCCCGAATCGGCAATGATTCGAGGGCATGGAATTGGCTCCCCTCTCAGGAGTTGCACCTGAGTCCGCAACGGACTGACGTCTAGGTTCCGAGGCGGTTTTTAGCTCTTAGGGGCGGGTAACTCGGCGGGTTGCGCGTCAACGAGAGGCGTGCCGAGTGTTGTTAAGTCGATTTTAACACACGGTTTTTAAGGTCCGTCCGCGATCTTGACTACGGCGTCCTTGTCGATTGCAACTCTCTGAGAAAGGCGGACACATCTTTGAAGTAGGACTGCGCCTCGCTCGATAATGCCTGTACTTCGGGCAAGCTGCTCCTCGCAAGACTTGCAGGGACCTGCGGCGGTTGCGGACAGTCTACGGCGGGCGGCGTCGGATTGCTTGCGCACCCGCTCAAGGTCAGCAGACAGGTCGCTAGCATGAGCGAGCGCGATGTCACGCTCCTCCCATGCCGCTCTGAGCTTTGCGTTTGCAAGGGCTTCACTCTCACGATACTTCTCCTCCAGTGCGCGCGCACGCGTCGCATAATCTTCCTTCAAAGCAGAGATCTCGGCGTCGGCCTGAGCGGCCGAGTACCGACATCCTGCTCCAAAGGCGATGAGCGCAGCGAGCGCCGCCGCCGCAGGCTTGAGCCAAGCACTCATAGCTTCCACCCTTTGACGGGGTTGACGTACACGGTGTACTGCGCCGTCTTGTCGCGAGAGCCCCAGAGCTTCCAACCGAGACTGATGCGAACGCAACAGGGTCGACCGAGAAGCTCGTAGTGCTTCACGACGTAGAGGTGCCAGGCGGTGTGCTTGCCGTCACGGTAGCAGTGGCGGATGCAAGTGCCCGAGATGCCATTCGTGTCGCTCGCGTCCGGATTACCGCTCACGTGCCACTCGTCCGTCGGGAAGACGCGCACGCCGAGGACGTCGATGTCGAAGCCGTAGCAAACGTTGCGCAGAAGCCATGCGACGCGGCGCTTGTACGTCGACCAGGGGTCAGTGCCCGGCCAACGCTCCCTGTGCCCCTGATCCCCGTCTGCATCATTGTCATCAGTGGAAAACCACGACAGCCAATTCGGCAGGCGGTGCGTTTCCTTGTCCACGAAGAAAGGCAGGATAGGCGCGAGAAGGCGACCAACAATGGCCATAATGAACGACGCAGGCATGAGTGCCAGCCATTTCAGATAGACCATGTTCAGACCTCCGAGAGAAAGAGTTTTGCTTCGGCGCGACGGCGCTCGGTCAAGCCCGCAAGCACCTTTCCGCCAGCGCGGTTGATGTCGAGGAATTCGTGAGCGCAGGCTTCAACGTCGCCCGCATTGAGCGAACGCATGAGGCGCGGGCACTGGTGAACGACGTAGCTCACGCCGCAATTGAAAACGAGGGAGGTCAACGCGATGAACTGGTTTCCGGTGACGGGGACGTTCACGTATTGCGAGAAATCATGCACGTGGCGCTCCACATCCTTGCGGAGCAGTTCGTCGGCTTCGGCCTGCGTGATGGTCATGCCCTTGCGCACTTCGGGACCCGTGTGGCCGTAGCCAATGGTTGGCACGCCTGCGGGACAGAGGTACGCCGTGAGCCTGCAACCCTCGTACTTCGCGATGAAGTCACAGGCAGGCTGAATGTCGTATGAGTAGTAGCTTTTCATTTCTTGGATTCCTCATCGGCGGCAGAGGGGCGTTCATTCGGCGGAACGTACCCGATTTTTTTGAAGATCACGAACCGCACGACGTCAAAGATCCGAGTGCCGAAGTTGCCGACGATCGCCGTGGCCACAGCGCACTGCGAGGCTGTGAAGTGCGCCGAATCCCAGAGCACCCAAAACGTGAAGTAGCCGAGAAACGCAGACGAAAGAAGATCGGCAGCGAGCCACTTCCAATGCCACTTTTTCTCGTGCTTGTACTCTTCGAGATAGCGCAGAACGCATCCGCCGAGGGATGCAAAAAGCGCAATCCACACGCCAGAACCTGTCAGGATGTCCCGATAACGGTCAGGCATAAATACCTCCTTTGTTGCCTCTCCCTGCAAGTTAAAAAAAATCCCCCGGGAGTGCCGGGGGACGGATTGATTCGTTATTCCGCGAGGATGGTCGGCAGTTCAGGCCAGACCACATCGAAGGGGAAGCCCTCCTGTTGCGGAACATCGCGAAGCGCCTGACGGTAGGCCTTGACGGCCTCGAGGTCTTCGGCGCTGATCGGGTAGTCGGCGCAGAGCAGGAAGTCCGTGTCGGCGATCAGGGAATCGCGCTTCGAGCGAACGGACTGCCTCGCCTCAGTCAGTTTTTCTTCCTCAGTCTTTTCAGGGATCTTCTCGAGGGACCACGAGAGGTCCTCGCCGCGCTTTTCGCAATAGCCCTCTTCCTGAGAGAACTTGCGGATCAATTCGCGCATTTCCTCGTCATGCGGCGTGGTCGTCGTATGAGAGATCACGAGTCCGACACACTCGGCTGCGCACGTCGGCTTCTTCTCAGCAATCCACTTTTTCCCGTCGAAGCGGTAGAAGACGGTGTCGTCTTGCGTCGCCTTGCCCCAAGGACAGGAAAAGGTGACCGACGGCGGCATGAGAGGCTCTCCGTCCACAACCTGGACAGAAACCTCGTGCTGGTAGTACCCAGCGTCGTCATAACAAAATGCTTTTTTGAAGTCTGAGGTCATATGACGCTCTCCTCTAAAAAAATTGCGGCAATGAAGCCGCGGGACAAGAGATATTCGGTAGCCGACGGGAACGGCCTGACGCTGCGAGTCATGCCGTCCGGCAGAAAAATCTGGTACTTTCGCACGTCGTGCTCAGGCCGTGTCGCAGACAAGCGTCTCGGCGAACATCCCGACATGAGCCTGATGCAGGCACGACAAAAAGCCCGACGCCTAAGAAAGGACATCGGGCTCGAGCCGCCAAAAGGGTATGTACTGAAAGACGCTTTTCGTCTTTGGTGCCGCCTCAAAAAGCCCCAGATCGTGAGCTATCAGGACGAGCGCCGACGCCTGGAGCGGTACATCATCGAACCGCTCGGAAATCGTCAGCTCGACGAGATCACGGCTCCGCTCGTGATCCGAACCGTGCAGCCGATAGAAAAGGACGGCAAGCAGGCGACGCTCAAGCGCGTACTCATGCGCCTTCGCGAGATCCTTGACCTCGCCGTTTGTGCCGGCTACATCGAGCACAACCCTCTCGCACGAGTATCGAAGGTCTTCGCACCGCCGCAGGTCAAGCCGATGCCGTCTGTCGACTGGCGAGAGTTGCCCACCGTTATGGCGGTTATGAAAGAAGCGCCGGAGCGTATGCGCGTGCTCTTCCTCTTCTCGCTCTGCTCGATGCTCCGTCCGGGCGAGAATGCTTCGCTCGAGAAGTCGTGGATCACAGAAGACGCGATCCACATACCAGCTGAGCACATGAAGAAGCGCCGCCCCTTCCGCGTGCCGCTAACAACATTCATGAAAGAGCTGATCGCTAGAGAGCAAGAGCTCAGCCCGAGGCCACGTAGCGGCCATGTTTTTGCCGGCAAGTGCACCGGCAAGCACATGAGCTCGCAGGCCTTGGCGAAGTATCTGCACAGTACATCGCTCAAGGGACGACTCGTTGCACACGGCCTGCGATCGATAGCAAGATCGTGGCTTGCGGACGAAGCTGTCCCTTTCGACGTTGCGGAGATGTGTCTCAGCCACGATGTCGGTACGCAGGTGAGCAGAGCCTATCAGCGCTCCGACTTTTTCGACGCCAGGAGGGCGGTTATGGAGCGCTGGAGTGAGCACGTTCGAGCGTGTGCCGAATGTGCCGGCATGATCGACTGGAAGTAGCCAACAGCGCGGGCTTCGTCGAGTTGCAGATGAAGCCCGCTCATGTGCCCGGCACGACATAGAGAGCGCTCTATGACATGCAAATCCGAGTCCCGAACATCACGGGTACATTTACTGAGCACGGGAATACCTCAGGGCTGAAGTGCACTGGAGCATTTACTGGGGAAGCACGCATCGGCTTGAATTCTAATCAAGGTGGCGCTTGGGACGGAGGTCGCGTGACGATGAACTCTTCGCTCTCGTCGTCTGTGTACGGAGCGGCGTCGACCGTCCAGCCCGCATCAACCCGCCTGTTGTATTGCATCAAATCTTGATGCACAGCATCAAGCGAATCGAGGCTGGTTGAACGACAGATGACGAACCATAGGTGCTGTTAGCAGCTCTAGCGGAAAAATATGGACTGTCCCAAGTGTTCTCGTGTCCAGAGGAACCGCCGCTCCAGGCACTGCCACGCTCTGTCTGTGAAAAAACGCCTGTATAGCTTGTGTCGTTGCTAAAGTCTGACTTACTAAGATACCCTGTGATGTTCGGTAAGCCCGCCGCCACGGACTTACCAACCTCTGAAGAAGTGGTCGTGCCCTCGATGAACTTATGGTGAAGGTTCGGGAGGTTGAACGTCGTCGAGCCGTTCCCCGAGCCGTACTTTGTGCCGATCTTTGCAAAAAGAGCGGCGTAAGTCGTTCGACTCACCGCCGCCCCGTTGCACTGAAGCCATCCTGCAGGCACATCGTGGAAGGCCATGATCGCGCCAACCGGGATGCCCGTGTCTAGAGTTCCAAGGACTCGCTTGATTTCAGATTCAAGGTCGGCCTTGTTAACCTTGAGGTTAAGCGCCTTCGAATGTGCTGTCTTGGTGACATAAACGTTTGCAATGGCCTCAAGCAACTTCGATTTGAAGCGCGAGAGGCCGGTTAGATCAAGAAAACCGGCCATTTTTCACCTCAGTTGGTCATCGATTAAGCGAAGAGAGCGTCGATAGCGCTGGTAGCGATAGCGTCGACGTGGAAAGCACCGCCGAGCGGATCCCATTCCGTGCCCGTCCAGGCAAAGTTCGTGCCGGCGGGATTGTCGCCATGAGCGGCCTTAACGTCATACACGTCACCAGCCGTCACGTCGCTCTTCGGCAGAGCCTCGAAGTTCTCGACAGAGCCCTTGAACTTGTAGACATTCGTGATGTCGGTCCTGAGGGCATACGGCGTGAGGTCAATGTTCACACCCTTGCTGTTGATCGGGAGCGCAGAGCCGTTGACAGACACCTTCTCGATCACGTTCACCTGAGCCTTGGCTTCAACGCCTTCAAGCTTGGTGAAGTGAGCGGCCGACATCAGGCCATCCTTTTCGCCAGATGCAGGCGCATAGGTCGTGTCCTGAGCCGGAATGCCGAGACTGGTGATGTCACCCTTCGTGACCGGCGTGGCGACGCTCACAGCACCCTTGTCGGTGACCGTCACCTTGTAGAGGCCATTTTCGTGAGGGGTGTAGACCTCAGGCGTGTAAACCGTCGTTTCCTTGCCATTGATCTTGACATTGCCGTTAGTTTCGCTTTCTTCGACCAGCGTTGCACCGGCAGCGATACCTTCGAGCTTGGTGAAGTGTTCCTTGCTCATAAGGCCGTTCTTCGAAGCAGAGGCGAGTTCGATTTTTTGCTGCGGGATCGCGATCGTGCCGAGTACCGCACCAGAGATCGACGTAAGCGAGACGTTCAGACCTTCGATTTTGATGGAGCCAGCGGCCTTTTCCTTCAGCTTGCCGTCATAGTAGGTCAAGCCAGTGAGGTCGAGAAACTGAGTAGCCATGATAAAAAATTCCTTATTTAAAAGAGGTTGTCAATAAAAGTTGTGGGGATTTTCGTGGGCTGCTGAGCCTTAAGCCGCTCGATGGCGTCAGCGTTTTTGTCGACGCCTTCATCGGTGGCGTTCAGCCTTGCAGCCGTAATCACATCTCCTGTTTTCCAGTCGACCGGCAGATACGGATCGGTCGGGGTCTCCTGCGGGAGCCCCTCGTCGATCGCCTGCGGCCGTAAAAAAGAAGGGCCGCGTCGGATAACCGTCACAGCCCTTCTCTCGGTAGTGCGCTCACTGGAAGAAAGCGCGGGTCGAATCACACTCACATGAATGCCTCCTTGTTAACCCTGATCAGCAAAAAGCCCATCAATTTCGGCGTCGCTCAAGATGCCGATGTTTGCTCTCGCCCGTGCCTGCTGCTCAGGGGTCGGCGTCTGCGCGTCATAGGTCAGTGCATTGACGTTTCTTGAGGCCGCATCTTCAGCTCGCTTCGCGGCATCTTCTGCGCGAACAGCTGATCCTTCTGCCGCCTGTGCGGACGCACTCGCCCCTGCCGCCGCCTGCTGAGCGGTCTGCATCGACTGCTGCGCACCCGTTGCGCTTGCGCCCGCAGAGTCAGCGGCAGCCGTAGCAGACGTTGAGGCATCAGAAGCCACGCTTGCGCTTTCGGAGGCCTTGGTCGCATACCACTTCGACGAGTATTCAGTGCCGTCGACCGTAAAGTCCTCGGGCTGTCCCTCTGCCGCAGAATTGCTCATCCAGCTCGCCCACTTTTCGGCGAGCGACGAGGAGTTTTGAGCCTGCAGCGCGCTCGAGGAGGCGTCTTGCGCGGACGAGGCGGCCTCCGTGGCCTTGGCCGTCGTGGTGGCGAGGAGTCCCTCCATTTCGACGAGAGTAGACTCTGCATCGATGACCGCCTGCTGAGCCAGCTTCTTCGCTTCGTCAGCGGTCGCAGCAGCATCGGTTGCCTTGCTCACAGCGAACGTAGAGTTCTTGTCCGCCTGCTGCGCAATGGCAAGCGCATCGCTCGAGTTTTGTTTCGCCTCACCTGCAATGGCAAGAGCAGAATTTGCGGTCGTCACTGCCGACTCCGCACTCGACTTCGCTGCGTTGGCTGTCGAGACGGCGGTCGCCGCATTGGACTCAGCCGTCTGGATGCGCTTGTTCCACGACTCAACCGTTGTCGTCAGCGTCTTGACTTGAGAGAGCGCTGAGTTCGCCGTTGAGACCGCTTGAGACGAGTTGTTCAGAGCGGTCTCTGAGTTGTCGTTCGCGATCTTCGCCAGACGAAGAGCCTCGGTAGCATCTGCGTTGCCTTCGGACGCATAACGAGCGAGATCGTTAATCGCATCTTCCGTCTGCGTGATGAAGCTCTGCCCTGAAAGCGTCCCGACCGCCGTATAGACGTAATGGAATAAAAATTTTTCTGCCATTTCGCTCTCTTATTCAGGTAGCTTTACAAAGAAAGCCAGTTTGAAGAACGGCGGCAGCGGAAGTTTGACCGTGTGCGAATGTGACGCGCCGTCAAGCGTGTGCGTGTGTCCCTGATTACCGCCGACGGAGTCGAGGGTGACGTCGTGTGAGTGAGCGCCATCCGTAGACGTGCGCCCCGTCCAAGTGCGCGCGGCGTCGAACTGACACCGCACCGACGTGTTTTCAGAGTCTCGGTTGTCGCTATCCCAACAGTCCCATTCGCCTGCGTAGAAGCTGCCGGTCACATAACGCTGCTTGTGATCATCGACGGGGAAGGAGCCCGTGATGTTCATCGTGCCGCGCGAGTGCGTATGCCCGGACACCGCCGCAGCCTTGCCGGTGTGCGAGTGACTGGGGATCTGGTCAACGGTCAGAATCGTTTCGCCAACCGTCCCCGCAATCTTTTTGTCATCCGTCCCTGCGGTCAGCTTGCCACCAACCTGTCCAGACTCGCCTACGGTGCTCGGGAGAATAAACTTCCCAATCAAGTCTGGAACAGTACCTCCGAGGCCGTCGGAGCCACCGTCACACAACACATATCGCTCGTCGGCCGCTGTCTCGCCCCACGGAATCAAGCGACGTCCGTCGCTGCCACCAAGACGGCAATTCGCAAAAGGCGTGATCTGACCTGCTATAACGCTTGGTGCGTCCAAATTTTTCCAAACGGCCTTGTTCGACCCAGGCGTGACAAGCGACGTGCCCGGGCCATTCTCGCGAAGACAGCGATACTTAGTTCCGTTGAGCATGACCTCATTACCGACCTCATAGTCGAGGTCGACGGAATAGTTCATCACGCCGCCCTGCTGATACCAAAGCAGAAGCTGGGATAGCAGGTAGAACGCACCGTTGAAGTCTTGACGCTTCGGCGGGATGCCGCCCTCTGCGAGCGGCATGGAGTTGACTTCCGTCCACCCCTTGTTCTGCGAAAAGCGGCCAGTGCCCGCCTCCTGCGAGGTTGCGGGCGGAATCGTTTTGTCGCCCTCGGCGGCCAGTGCCGAGGTCAACAGGTGTTCGGGATAGTTGCTCATCAGTCAATCTCAATTGTTCTGCCGGGATTGAAAACGCCGACGTCGAAAGGCATGAGGGTCGACCCCTCAAAGCCGAAAATCTGCTCGTCGGGATAGATGACGAGAAGATTGGTCAGAACGCCCGCAGGTCGATTCAATAGGCCGTATGTCTGCAAAATCATTGCCTGCAGGTCGGAAATGTTCCCGATGATGACAATGCTGTTCACGCTCATGTCGAGATAGTCCACGACGAAAACCGTGGTGTCCGTCAGGCGCTGTAGCAGCTTGTTCGCGGCGTCCGCCGAGCCGTTCGAGATATTGCAAGCGGCGCGGTAGAGGATCAGGAAGCGGAAGTAGTCATCATCAAAGCGCACGTACTCGCCGCGCACCTTGATGAAGCGGTCTACGCCGACTTTCTGACCCCACCAGTCGAGGTAAACGCCGTAGGCGGTCTGGGGATCCATCGCCGCCGCGCGCAGGCGCTCGAGGTCGGGCGTGGCGTCGATCACATCCTGCATCAGGCTTCCCAGATTCTGAAAGTCCGCACTGAAGGCGTACTGCGTCTGGATAGCTTCTGACTGCGTGGAGGCGACATCGGGGATGCCCCGCACGTCCTCAACGGATGCGAAGTTGAACCATGTCTGTGTGTCCGCCATGCCTTACCTCTCGTACACGAAGACGATGTTCTCCGAGGAAATCGAAGGCTCGACGTTGGCGGGGATCTCCACGGAGTCAACCCACCCTGCATCGCCGAGCTGAATCTCGATCTTGCGCACGGGAGCCGTAGTCTTGGGGATCGCCACGCCGTAGAAGCGGGACGCGTAGACCTTCGTAGCCAGTTTGATGCGCGGGTTCGAGCCTTCGCCCGAGAAGTCCGCAATCAAGGCCGCCTTTACGTCCGCTTCCTCATACGGGTTCACGGACTCGGCGTTAAACGTCACGCGCACCTTGAAGTCCTGTGTGCTCGGACGGGTGATGCGGTACGTGTACGTCGCGTTGAAATGGTCCTTCGCAACGTAGGTGACCTCGTAGCCGCCCGTCGTGCCGCACCCCATGTCCTTTCGTCGGTAAATGGTCTCGGCGATTGCCTCATCATCCCCGCCCACGATGCAGACCGCGATGCTGTGCGGCTCGATGCGCAGGCCGAATTCCGTCTTGTACTCGTTCGTGAAGTTCTCTAGCACCACGCAGTCAAGCACGCCGTCAAGCTCTGCCAGATTCGCCTGAATGGCCTCCAAGCTACCCAGAGCATTGATCGCGTAGCTCTCCGTGATGCGCGCGAGGTACTCGCTGTCAGGTTCCCTGCTGCGTCCGAGAGCGCCCGAGTCGGGATTCGTGACGGCATCCCACCCTGCGACGATCGTGACGATCTTCGTCACCGTCTCAGGTGCGACCTCGACAGAGCCATGCTCGACCGAATCGAAGGTCGTGGTGACCGTCCCATCGTCTCCGATCACCGCCCCGCCGACGGCGGAGTGCCTGAAGTTGTTCCCGTTGGCGTCCTGAACAATCGCGCCATAGGGAATCACAGTGCCCTTCAGACCCGTCAGGGTGCAGGTGACAACGGAAGGCTCGGAGAGCTTGCGGTCGATGCCGTAGAGGCCGCCAATGGCGTCAAGGAAGACTCCGCGAGCAGTCTGGGGGTTGAGCTGATTGGCAAGGTATGCGATCTCGGCATTCTTCGCCTCGATCTCCGCAGCGACCAGGTCGACCACTTGCCCCATCGGGGAGGTCGGTTCAACGTTCACGTCGGGACGGTCGGGATCGGAGCGGAACGCCTTCACGATGCCCTTTGCGAAGTCCTCGCGAATCTCGGAGGAGTCGGGCACAACCACGCCCGTCAGTTCATCAAATTTCACTACGGCCATGATCGCCCTCAGTTGTTCGGATGGTGATGCGCCCCGTCAGTGTGCGGGCGCGACTGTCCACGTCGTCAATCTCCACGGTCTCCACGGCCTCCACGCCCTCGACCGACAAGGCCGCATCCCTCAGGCGGGCGGCGGTCACGGCCTTCTGCACGGGCTTGCCCAACTGATCGGAGAACCAGTCGATGCCATGCTCCGCGTAGAAGTACAGGTCATCGGTAAAGCACCTGCATTCGTTCGAGACGTTCTGCAGTGTCGCCGCCGTGCCCTCGAGCATCTTCAGGTTCCCGTTGCCGTCGAACGTGAAGCAGGCGGACGCGGTGAGCTGAGGCGTGTAGTTCGTGTGAGCCATTACTGTGGTGTCCCTGTTGTCCCGCCCGAGTCGCCCGGGTGGGTGTGAGTGTCAAGCGAGACGCCCGCCGCCACAACGTCGCCCGTCGTGGTGAGGGAGCCGTCGACCGATGCGCCAGAGCCGCCGGAGATGGCAAGCCCGCCCTTGCCAGTGATGAGACCCGTAACGGTCAGCGTCCCCGTGCAAGATGTCGCAGGCGTGTCGAGCGTGACCGAGGACGAAGCCTCGACCCGCGCCGTATCGCACTTGATCGTGAGCGCTGGCGTCTCCTCGTTGATGCTCTGGGGAGCTACGACGTGAATCGTGCCCTCTTCCTCCAAGTGGATGAAGGTAGTGGGCTTCTTCCCCCAGAACCCGCCGATGTAGAACCCGTCGGACATATCGAAGCAACGGAAGCTACCCGGCTGCACGGGCGTAGCCTCGCCGTTCAGTGCGGACACATCCTGCTGAGCGAAGATCGCAAGGCCGATGTCACCGGGCTTCGGGTCGACGATGATTGCCGCCGTCCCATGCTGAAGCCTGAACCACCTGAGCTTCGGGATCGAAACGTTCGGGATTGCCTCGCCCGAGGCGGTGCGCATCTCGACCAGGGGCGTCGCAGAGAGGTACTCCGCGCCGTTGCCCTCGCCCGTGCGGTTGACTGAGTCCACGCGGACGGGGATGGCCGTATTGACCATCCCCTTCACGATTGACTGAATCATGAAGTGCAGGGCGTTGAGTTCGGAGCTAGCCGTGAACTCAGAGGTATTGAGCTTCAGTTCGTCACTCATCGAGCCACATCCCCTCGAACGTTGTGCGCCACGAACCGCCGCCGGGCTTGTGTGCCGTTAGGTCGTGGGAAAGGTTGACGATCTTCCAAGTGCCCGAAGCGGACGGGACGATGGATTCGACGCGCACCGCCGCACCGATGCGGAGATCGGGGCGGAAGTACGAAACGACTTGAATGCCGTTCTGCGTGAACGTCGGGTACCCGACCATCCCGGTGTCTGCGGAGACAAGCGGGATCCCGCCCGTCTCTCTCACCTTGCCGCGCGGCAGGAGGACGATCTCATCGTCGTCGATGAGGAGGTCTGCGCCGACGCTGTTGGCGACCTGTCGCATCTTCGTGATCGGGTCGCCCGTGATGATGCAGTCGGAGAGCGTCGCCTCGACCCCATCATTGCGGAACGTCTTGCCCGTCTTCTGCGCGAGCATCCCGACGGTTTCCGCCGCCGACTGCTGACCCGAGATGGCCAGTTGCCCCTCAGGTTGCAAGACAGGGTAGCTACCCGTCTGGGCTTCCATCTTCATCACGGGGCAAGCCCCGTTCAGATCGGCGTAGGCGTTCGTCACCTCGCCCTGAAAGACCACGGAGTAGTTCCCGCCCTCGCCTGCTTCGACTTGGAGCAGGTTCCATCGGCGACCGAGCGGGCGGAAGGAGAGCATCGTGAGCTGAGCCATCGTGTCAAGTGACAGCCCATAGACCTCGACCGACGCCTTCGCGAAGTCCACGCCGCCCTGTTTCGAGATCGCCACATGAGTAGCGAAGCCCGTGAGCGTGTAGACGTTGTTCGCACCCGCCTTGTCGAGCGTGACCGTCAGGCGCAGCGCCTTTTCGGAAAAAGTCACGCTTGCCATTTTTCGCCCTCTGCCAAGTAAACGAGGTAGTACCGATCAGACAGTCCTGAGTAGTCCGGGTGGGAGTCCCCTAGCACGTCATGAAAAACCAGACGCCCCGAAAAGGCGGTTGTCTTGAAGATCGGTACAGGGCTTCCGTTGTTGCAGATATGCCCGGTAACCACGTCGACCTGGTCGACTGCGAGACTCAGATAGAGCGCCCCGCCGTTTTGCTTAAGGCTGATGGTGCAGTTCTGTCCATCGAGAACAACGGAGAACCGTTGATTCGGAATGTTGGAAAGCGGAATGCGCATCATGAGAACAGCCCTCCGAGAAGCGTAGTCTGACGCTTGCCGCCGTCGACTTTGCTAGCGCCCGTGGCCTTCTTCGGCGACCACGCCACGGAGCCGCCGCCGACGTTGGCGGAGCGGACTTCCTGAAAGGTGAGGTCAACGGAGAGCAGGTTCGCCCCGCCCGTAGAGGAGCGGGTCGAGCTTGCGCCGATCAGGGTCATGTTCGAGCGTACCGTGGTCGGCGTGACCACCGTGAACGCCTCCAAGCCCTGCAGAGCGGCATCGATCTTCGCGATCGCTGCTTCCTGAGCGGCATAGTCGCCCGAGAAGAGGAGCGTCACGGTGATCTGCTGTGGCTGGGCGACCTTGTCATAGGCGTAGAGCGCGCCGTTTTCCTGCGGCTCCACGGGGACGACGGCAGAGGCGTCCTCGCCCAGATCGTCGATAGAGTCGTAGTCGCAGATAGGGTTGCCCTTCGTATCGAGGATAGCCCACGAGAGAATTTCAACTGACATGAGTTACCCCTTTTGGACAACGCCCGAGACAGAATTCTGAATGTAGTCTCGCGCCTTGCCCATCGCCTTATGGACACTGCCCGCAACGGCTTCGCCGATTGCCTCGCCGTCGCCCGAGGCGTTGACCGTGGTCTGCACCGTCACCTTCATGTCGGTGTTGACCGCGTTCGAAGCGCCCGCGTTCGATGCCGCAATCCCTGCCGGCGCACCGGCCACAGCAGGGGTCGGTGACGCAAGCAGGGAAGACATCCACCCGCCCACCTTGTCGGTGAGGCCGTCGAGGAATCCGCCCGTCTGTTTGTCCGTGGGATCGGCCTTGACCGTCACCTCGCCCTTTTGCGGGGCGGGCGCGGGTTCCTTCGCCTCGTCGCCGAAGCCGAAGAAACTGCCGACCTTTCCGAGGATCCCCTTTGCCTTGTCGGCAAAGGCGTCGAAGCTCCCGAAAAGCCCTTCGAAGGCCTTCTTGATCTGACGGATCGGGAACATCAACGCGTCGTAGATGGCGGACGCCGCCTTGTCGGCAGCAGGCCTCAGGCCGTCAAGCGATTCGGGCAGGAGACTGCGCAACGGCTCGACCAGCCACGCGAGGAATTTCTCGTAGATGTAGCTGATCCCGTTGTCGAAGCCCTTGACGAACGCATCGGGCAAACCGCCGAGCGCATCGGCGATGTAGTCGATGAAGCGGAAGCCCTCAACGATGCCGCCCCAGAGGGTCGACCCGATGGATCCCGCAACGTCGCCTACCTTGGCGAAGAAGTCCGTAAACGCCTTCGCGTCGGGGAGATGGAACAGGTCGGCGAACCATGCGCCCATCTCCTTAATCACATCCCAAGCCTCACCGAGCGCGAGCTTGATGTTGTTCGGGATGTTCCACACGGCGCGGCAGAAGCTCAGGATGTTCTGCCTGATGTTGTCGACCTCCTCACTGGTGAGACCGCACCACTTCATGAACGACTCAAGCGCCGATATGTCGCCTTCGAGGAAGCCCGCGAAGTCGTCGATGACCACGCTGGCCGCAACGGCAGCGGCAATCAGAACGCCCAGAGGGTTTGCCAACAGAGCGGCGTTGAACGCCTTGATGACGGGCATCCCCTTCACGAAGACGTTCACGAAAAGGCCAGACGCCTTGACCGCCGCAACGATGTTGCGCAGGTACGCCCCGCCGAAGATGGCGGCAATCGCCCCGGCGGCTATCTTCACGAAGCGGGAATGCTCCGCAAGGTAGCCCACACCCGAACTGATCGTCTTCATGACGGCGGTAAGCGGCGGCATCACTGCCGTGAGAAGCACGCCACCGAGCGATGAAGCCTGGTTCGTGAAGTTGCGCCACTGGCGATTGAACTCACGTGCTAGCTTGACCTGCTCATCAGTGAAGGCGACACCCTCGAAGGCCTTGGCGGCCTCCTCCGCATTGTCACGGTACTTCAGGAACACGGCGGCGGCATCGGCAGACAGCCCCTGCGACTGCAGGAAGTATTCCGCCTGCCTTTGGCTAAGCCCCTTGATATGGTCGCCCATCTCAAAGAAAGCCTTCTCGCCTCTGCCCGTGGTCAGGATGAAGTTTTCAAGGGCACCCTTGAAGGCTTCCTGACTGCCGCCTGCATCCTCATTTGCCTTCGCCCATGCGTCGATCTTCTGGGCAGACACGCCCAGCCGGTCGGACAGGATTGCCAACGCGTTCCCGTCTTGAACGAAGGATTGAAAGAGGGCAGTCCCGCCGAACGCCGCGAGGAGTGGTGCACCAAGCGCCATGATCTTCTCGCCGATAGCCCCGACCTGCTTGCCGAGGGTATCCATTGCGCGCCCTGCGACAAGTGCCGCCTTCTGACCGCTTGACCCAATTTCGAGAATGCGTTCTGCGACATCGTCCGAGACGTTGCCGAGCACGAGTCCCGATTTCGTGGCGTGTGCTGCCAGTCGGTCGACCGCCTCGCCCGAACGCTCTGCGCCGCGTGCGAAGTTGTCGATGCCCTGTGCGGCTTGATCCAAACCGTCCTTTAGCTGTTCGGAGTCGAGGCCGACCTTCACTAACAGACTGTCGATGATGTTGTCGGCCATTTAGATTTTCTCCTCAGCTTGTTTTGCCGCCAACCACTTGTGGTAGTTATCCAAAAGAAGCACCTCGTCGAGGTTGACGGCATCCTCGTATGTAAGAACGGTTTTTAGCTCCGCCAGTGACGCGAGGCGAGCGGAGATGAGACGCCCCGCGAGCGGCGGAATGTTGGCGTAGGAGGCGACCCCTCTTACGCCTTCACAGTCGGCTCTGAAGCCTGCCCACCGAGGAAGTTGGACAGGTTTGCGCTCTGCAAAAAACCGAAGTTCGCCTTGAGCGCCTCCACGCGAAGGGTCAGGAGCGTCAACGGCGACTGAATCATGCCGTCGTCGGTCACGCTCTTCTTCAGTTTCCCGACGCGCACCTTGCAGCAGGCAAGAAGTTCGTCGAGCAGGGGGGCGGCCTTCTCGTACTCGACCTTGCACAGCGCGGCAACCAAGCCTCGATAGTCCTTGACGCCTTCGGCGGTGATGGCCTCGCGTCCGAGCAGGAGACCTGCGCGGATCAGCCAACCTTCCGCCTTGAAGGCACTCATCTTCTCGATGACGAAGGTCATGTCGTGGCCTGCGTCATTGATCTTCAGGGTAATGTCATCCATTTCCGACTTCTCCTCAGTGCGTCAATCAGGCGACTTCCTGAAATTCCATGGTCCACGTCGTGGGCTGAAGGGTCTTCTGAACGCTCGGGAGGTTCGGGCCGTTCTTGAGGGCACCACGACGGAAGACGATGGTCTTTTCAAGGGCGGGCACGAAGACCGTGAGGGTAAGCTCATACGGCTTGCAGTTGGCGCTCATAGCGTCGCGGATAGTCTCGAAGACCTCGAGGCTCGGGGAGTTGGCTTCAAGCACGATGCTGACGGGCTGAATGTTCTTGACCACGCCGGAGACCATGCGGCCATCAACGCCGCGACGGTTTTCGGACTGGTCCACGCCGTCGGCAGTCATCACGCTGTCGGCGGAGAAGCCCTCGAGCTTCACGCCGGACGGGTAGAGATCTTCACAAGCGAGAATGATTTGGACGTTCGCACTGGTTACGTCAAAGTAATCGGCCATTTTTCGGCTCCAAGAAAAAGGGCTCCCGCGCGGGAAGCCCTTTCGTTACAGGATGGATTAGATGATGCTGATGATTTCTGCAGAGATTTTTTGGACGCTGCCCGCGTAGCAATACAGAATTGACACGATGGGCGAGCCGCGTTCCGCGCGAACGTTGGCGGCGGGCATCTCGATGTTGTACCAGTAGCCCTTCGTGAAGAGCGCACCGGTGATGTCCTGACCGACTTCCTGCATGATCTGCGCACGCTGAGACTCGGAGAGATCGAGCCCCGGGTCGATGACGCCATTACGCAGGCAGAGGCTGATCGGATCCTGAAGCCAGGCGGAGATGTATGCGCGACCCATGTCGGTATACGGAGCGCGGTTGATCGCCTTGAAGCCGTCCATGCACGAACGCTGAATGGCGTTGCGCAGGTAGATCGAGCCGTAGAGCACGTCGATGAAGCCGTAGTAGTCAGAGCAGAGCGCGCCCGTATTCATGAACTGGAAGGCGTCGTTACGCGTGGCGAAGTTGCCGAAGTAGGAGCAACGGATGGCCTCAAGCGCATCGGCGGCGGCTTCGTTCTGAATCGTCGGGGAGAGACCCGTGGCGGACTTGGCGAACCAGACCTTCATGCCCTGATTTCTCTGCCAGTCGATCGAAGCGCCGACAGCGAGGACGAAGGCGGCAAAGGCGGACGTACCGTAGAGGCAAATCGCGCAGTTGAATCGATCCATCATCTTGGCGGGCTTCGTCTCGGCCTGCGTGAGCATGTCGATGCAGCGGACATCCGTCGTCCAATCGACGTACACGTAGTCGTCATCAATGTCCGCCCATGCGGCAAAGCCTTCGGCCTGTTCGAGCGTAGCTTCCCAAAGCGTGGTGAAGCCGACCCAGTTGCGCGTGACGGAGCAGACGTTCTCAAGCGCGGCGGCGGGAGTCTGAATGTCCGCGCCCGGGGAAACCACAGCACCGAGGGAAACCGTGAGGCCGAGCGCATCGCTCAGCCCCGTGCCCTTGACTCCGGAGGCGACGAGGGATTCGCCGACGATGGCCGTGCCCACGGCGGCAACGCCGACCAGGTTCAGGGAGGCATCCGCGCCCGTCTTCTCGGTCGTGAAGGTGAACTTCTGGGAGTTGGCGTCATAAGCGCCCGTCACACCGGCAATGCCTTCGGCAACCTTGGCGGCAACCTCGGAAAGAGAGGTGCAAGCGGAAAGGTCGATGTTCTCGGCGGTGACTTCCTCGCCGTTGACCTCGAGCGTAAGCGTGCCGTCCGTGATGGCCTTGAAGGTGGCGAGCTTCGTCGTGACCGTACCGCCGCGCACCCAAGCGGGAACGGCTTCGGAGATGAAGCGACCGATCACGATGGCGTTGACGGCCTTCTGCTGATTGGTGACGCCCGTGAAGTACTGCTGAGCAAAGACGGTTTCCTCGGCCTCGCTGCCGAAGAAGTCGGCAACGGCAGCGGCGGAGGAGAACTCGACGGCGGGAACGTCGGAGGGGATAAGGGCCGACTTCGTGAGGAGCAGGCCGTTGGTTTCGAGGTCGGAGCTACCGCCAGAGATGACGCGCGGCGTGACCTTCACAATGTGAGATGCAGGAATCATTGCTTTTCCTTCGGTTTGAATTTCACGTCAACATTGGCAAGGTCTACCTCGACGAAGCGGAACCCGTCTTGGTCTATCTTCAATGTGCGCTTGAATCCGAGGTGGAACGTGACCGCCCATCTCGGGACGTACCGCCCCGAGTCCGTCGGAGCAGTGAGATTCTGAAGGCCGTCGACGTACTGGAGGTCGAGGCCGTAGGCGCGGAAGTGATCCGCACCGTAAGTTGACCGACCCGCAAGCTCGTATGCCTGCGCTCGATCGCGGGCAGCGAAGCGGTCTGCGCTGTAGCAGTCCACTTGAACCACCAGGTCGACATACTCATGAAGTAGAGAGGTCTCAGAGACTGCGTCATGAGTTTCGATCGTCGATCCGCGCCGCGTCATGCTGATCGGCGTGAATACGGTGAAATCGTTGTCTTCGGGCAGGCCGAGGTCGTTGGCGAAGCCGTTGATGAGATGCCGCGCATCGTCGTTCGCATACGGCGGGACGGCGAACTTCCTGAGGTAGCTTCGGAAGGCTTCGGTGATCTGCTCCTGCTTTACAGCGGCAAGCGGCATAGCCCCTCCTCAGTCTCGTAGTAGATGTCCACAGGGGTCGTCTGTTGCTGGCACTGCAGGCTGACCCACCCGCTACGGGTGAAGTCCTCGATTACGGCGTTGACAAGCCATACACGCCCGTCATCGCCTCTCAGGTAGTCGCCAGTGCGACCGAGCGGACGGTTGACCGACCAGGCTCCCGTGTCTGCGAAAACCCAGATCTTGCGAAGCGTTGCAGCCTGCGTGATTGCGTCGACCTGTTGTACCACGTCGGGGCCGAGCGACTGGATCTGCATCGTCAGCTCCCCGAATTCCTCGAAGAGCTGAACGGCGTCCCCTCGCTCACCGTCGACGTAGCGACCCGTGGAGCGGTAGAGCGTGGCGGCCTGATCAGAGTGCAGGTGGTGAATCGCCTTTCGCACGATTTTGTGAAGATTGACTGACATCCATCACCCCTTGATTTCGTAGCCGACAGAGTGGAGCATCGTTCCGACCTTGACAAGCGCCTTGTCGCGCCCAGAGCCAGAGTCGGCAGTGCGGTTGCGTCCCTTGCGTTCGTCCTTCACGTCGTAGAGCAACGTCGTGAAGAGCGAGCGGTCGGGGAACTTCGTACTGCGCGAGCCGTTGTTTCGGATCGTCTCCTGAATGTCGACCTGTGCCTGCCGCGCCATGATCTCTAGCGCGGCTCTGGCGTCCTTGACGCCCTTGGCCTTGAGTCCGGCGGCAAGGATCTTCTTCCAGTTGCCGACCTCATCGGCGAAGGTTGCACGCATGAACGGACGCGGCGGGGAGCTGAGAGGCGTCCCCGGCTTGAGCATGATCCCGAAGTTACGCAGGAAATACCCAGTCTGTTTCTTCGTCGTGCGTTGAACCCAGCCGTACTCGTTGTACGTTGCGTAGGTCGCAACCTCCGGGTCTGTGATGCCGATCTCCGCGTAGGGTGCGCCCACCTTGCCGACTTCGGCAGCGAGCTTGCGCACGCCCGTGGTGCGATTGACCTTGATCCCCATGTTTACCCCCACGGGTGATAGGGCTTGGCATAGTAGAGCTTCGCGCCCGTGCGGTACGGCATCGTGAGTACCCAGAAGAGCGCGCCGCACTTCGTCAGGTTCCACCAGGATCCCGCCTCGGTCTTGCTCTGCAGGTTCTCGAACGACGTGGAGACACTGCCCTCGGTCGCAGAGGCGATGCGGGAGGGTTGATCCAACCCGTTCCCGTCAAGCGAGAGGAGGTGACAGAGAGCCGCCCACAGGATCGGTTGCATCTTGGCCTCGGGGTACGGGAAGTTTCCTTCACCGTCCCCGAGGAGAACCTTCACGGCCTCCCAAGATGCCGCGAGCTGTTCTGCGCTGACCGCCTCCTCGGTGAAGGCGGGGTACGCCGCGCGGAAGGCGGCGGCATCAAGTTCATAGAAGGCCATTTTGTTTCCTTACTTGGCGGTGACTTCGACGCCCATCTTGGTCGGATCGGCGGCCTCGAGGCCCGTTCGCATCTCGGCGATCTCGGACGCGGCGGCCTTGAAGCCCTTCACGTCATTCACGGGATAGATGCAGGGCATGGAGCCGTTGCGACCCGTGAAGGCGATTTCCTTGCCGTGAGCGGCGATCAGGTTTTCCCAGTCGGACTTCGGGAGCTGCACGCACAGGGCGTTGCCGGGCATAGCGAGGACGCCCGACTTCATGCCGCGCAGATTGTCGTTGATGCCGGGGAAGCGGATGGACTTCGTGCCACCCTTGCCGTCGGGGATGTCGTCAAAGCGCAGGGCAAAAGGCAGACAGCAGGCGATGGCAATCGTTTCGCCCGCAACGGTGACGGCCTTCTTTTCTTCTTCAAGGGTGGAAGTCAGAACCTCGACGCCCTCGGCGGCAGTCGCCTGCGCCCTCTTTCTGGTAGCGGTAGCCATTGAATTTTTCTCCTCGTTCGATGGCGGGGGCAAGGCCGAAGCCCGCCCCCTAGGAAGCCCGAACAGATTCGGGCATGGTGGTTAGATGCCGAGCATCGTGGCGATCAGGTGCGGGCGGCGGATCACGCAACCCCACGTGCCGCCGATAGCCTTCTGCACCCAAGAGGTGGAGTAGGCTTCGACGTTGCCAAAGCGCATCTTTTCAGAGTAAGCGCATTCGGCAGTGACTTCGCCGAACAGCTCGGGAACCGTCAAGTAGAGCATGGAACCCGCTTCCGTCGTGAGCTCGGGAAGGTAGAGCACCTCGAGGTTCGGGTAGTTGCTCTTGAGCAGATCAAGAGCCGTCAGACCGAAGGCGTTCGGCATCTGAAGATACGTGGCGCGGTCGGAGGCGACGGCAAGACGGAACTTGCAGGAGGCGTCGACGTTGCCGGCGTTGTTCTTGATCAGCTCGTTGATGAGCTTGGCGATGTCGTTGAAGACAATGTTCGCCATCTGGTCGGTGTTGGCGGCGGTCTTGTCAGCCCACGTGGACTTGCCGCCGACCGACACGGGGGTGACGGACTCAGGCAGGTTCGGGTCGTTGAGAGCGCCGTAGTTCTGCTTGCCGGCAACGCCGTAGAGGTAGAAGCGGTTGTGCGCACGGGCGAGGATATTGGCCGCGCCGCGCTGCTTGGCACCCGCAAACTCGAGGCGAGCCTTAGCGCCCGTGGCAAGTTCGCGTTCGCCGTACTTCAGCGTCGTCTGGAAGATGAAGTTTTCACGGGTCGGGAACTCGTAGTTCACTTCGGACGTGACGTTGTTCGTGAAGTCAGAGTACGGCGTAACGTCGCCCACGACTTCCTCAACCGGGAACTGCATGAAGCTGTCGGCCCAGTCGCCCTTCTTCGTTTCGTTGAAGAGCTTCGTGGCGTTCATCGCACCGAACAGGATCGTCGTGACCTGCGGATCGATGTACGTGACGAGGGCGGCGGGAACGCCGACGTTCTTGGCGGTGGAGAGGGCGGCGTCCTGAGCAATCTTGCCCTGCGTGACCTTGGCGTAGTCCGTGACGATGCGACCAGAGGCGTCGCGGTGGTACGGCATGACGCCAACGGCATACGGGGAGCTGATGCCGAGGCTCTTAAGATATTCGAGATTCGTGTCCATTGTTCAGTCTCCTTTTATCGGCGGGAGATGATGATGATGTCGCCCTGAGCCTTCGCGGCCGTGACGACGACCCAGCCGGTGTCGTTTTCGCTGCCGACAGGGCCGTAAGACACAGCGCCATCAGCGGGATTGCAAAGGACGGCCTGACCGACCGTAGCCTCGCCAGCGGCTTCAACGTAGAAGTCACCGCGCACGGCGATCGTGAGTTCAGCACCGTTCGGGTAGGCTTCGGAGCCGTCGACGCCGCACGGGACGGCGGCGGTGAAGGTGCGTTCGACGAGACCGACGAGGGTCGTACCCTTGGCAGAGGCGACGGGGAAGGCGACGCCCTTCTTATCGGACGTGCCTTCGAAGACGAACTTGCCGGCGGCGGCAGTGCCGTCGGAGAGGTAGTTAAGCGGCGTGTAGACCGCAGTGTGAGCGGCGACTTCCTGACCCGGAAGACCAACGCTCGGATAAAGATTCACAGTCTTCTGCATAATCTGTTTTCCTTAGAGACGAACATTGATGCCCGTTGCGAGGTCGACCGTGGCCGACTCATCGAGCTTGGAGTCCTGAGCAATGCCCTTCGCGGCGGACTTCTGACCGCTGATGAAGCCGAGGTAAACGGCTTGAGCATTCATCTTCGTGACGCCGCGCATGGGAGCGCCCATCTGCTTGAGTGCGGCGAGATAGACCGCACCTGCGGAGTCAAAAGCGGACGCGCGAACGCGACCGAGAACCTTTCGGCATTCGTCGATGGCATCGAACTTCTGCTCGAGCTTGCGAATGGCGGCATCCTGCGCAGTGGCGGGCTGCTCCTCTTCGTCGGCAGCGGCTTCAGGTTCTTCGTCCTCGGCGGGTTCTTCGTCGCACGCAGGTTCATCCTGGTCGGCGGCGCATTCCTCATCCTCTGCTTCAGGCTCTTCGTCCTCGGCCTCGCCCTTGAAGTTCATTCCGGCCTCGAAGGCCTTGAGCACTTCGGGGTTGTCGGCATCGACGCCTGCGGCCTTGGCGGCCTCGACCACGGGGTTGACTTCCTCGGCTTTTTCGGCCTCGGCTTCTTCGTCCGTGGCGGCGGTCGGGTCGACCTCCTCATCAGCGGCCTGCGGCTCGGCGGTGGCGAGCTCGTTCAGTGCCTGCAGAAGGGCGGCGGCTTCCTCGTCGGTAGCGCCGCGTTGCTTGAAGGCTTCGACGATGGCCTCGATCTTCGCGGCCTTGTCGGTGTCTTCGGTCACAGCGGTTTCGTTGTCCACAATTTCCCCCGTTTCGGTGGTTTCATGGAGGTCACGGAGGTCATCCGCGAGCCTTCCGATTTCGTCGGCGATCCGCACTTCGGTCTCTTCGACCTCGGGAGCATCGCCCGCCTTGATCGGCGTTTCTTCATTCATCGCTTTTTCTCCCAGTTCCAAAGCGTGATCCTCGACGATGCAGGAAGACCCTGCTCGTCCCTCCTCCACAAGCGCAAGGTGCTGTCCGCGAATCCTGCGCATGATGAAGTCATACGTCTGGCCGTTCCACTCACCCGAGTGCATCTCAGGCTCGTAGTGGTACGCCAGTGAAAGCTGTCTCATGCTCCCGTCTCGGATGCGGGCGCACGCGTCCGCGTCCTGAATGTGGAGCGAGTTGCTCAGGTACGTGCCGTCGAACTTCGCCGAATCCCCAGTCGAACCCACGCGCGTGTCCTTGGCGGGCGCGTGGGGGTAGTCGAGGTGGTGATTGAGCTGAATCGGAATGCCGATCACGGAGCGCACCGTCTCGGGATCGGACAGCTCCTCGGCAGGTCGGTACCCGTAGTAGATTTTTTCGGGATCAAGTCCGAGCCTTTCAGAGTCGGGGATTTCGCGTCCGTAGTACGGCGCGACCTGAACTCTGGTGAGGTTCGACCTGTCCACGTGCATCCTGCCGTCCTCGTCGTGCCAACGAAAAGTGACGGCGGAATCAAAAGCCAAAGTAGTCATGATCGTTAAACGTTGAAGGGCAAAACAGGGCGGTAGATGCACCTGCAGAACCTGAGTTCTCCGGGGACGACGTTCGCGCCCACGTCCTTGTCGTAGAGGCCGACATCAAGATCGAACGTCTTTCCGTGCAGCGCGCGGTGCGTCTCTCGGGAGGTGTACTGACCTGGCACGTGGATCCACACGCCCTTAGACACCCCCAGCTCCGCATCGTTCGCGCGAAGGATGCTCTGGGTGATGCGGCATGTCTGGTCAATCGCCCAGTTCGTCGCGGTGCTCTCGTCGAACCCGCCGAAAGACCTGAGCGTTTGCTTGACCTTGGAAACCGTATGCCCTTGCGCGAGGCCTTCGGTGATGACCTGTTGCAGGCGCGAGGCCTTGGACAGTGCCAGACGCTCGATGTTCCCGACCGACTCCTCCACGATCGAAGGAATTAGCCTTGCGGCGGTCGGACTGATGTGCTGTCGCACAACGGGGATCGTCCACTTGTCCTTGAAGACTTCGGGCGAGATTCCCGCAGAGAGGTACGCCTGCTTCTGTGCGTTCGTCACGTCAGCGGCAATGGAACGCGCGACCCACTGCGCGAGCTTCTCGGCAGAGCGGTCGAGATACCCTGTCCACCTGACGATGTTGCGACTCACGTAGTCGTCGATGTCCGCAGCGAACGCGGCGGGATCCCGCTTCCACGCTGCCAGTACCCGCGCACGAATGCGCCTGAGCTTTTCACGGTCAGCCTTGCGCGTCGGCTTGGAGAGCGACCAGTCTTGCGCGACCAGGTCACCCGCGTCGGCAACGTGCAGGAGGATCTCGTCGGTCATCAGGTCGAGGAACTGGTTTACCAGTCGGTTGACCCGCTTGGCGTACTCTCGCCTCGTGCCTGCGTTCGGCTCAATCGCCCTTGCCGTCTTCATGCTTGCCTCCCATGAGGGCCGCGAGCAGGTCGCTAGACCCGTCATCGGTCATCAGCTCCCCTTCCTCGCCTGCGGGCATATCGTCGCCAAGGAATGCGAGGTGTGAGCACTTTTCAAGGCGCATCGCCTGACGCATTTCATCGGCGGAGATGGCGTTGCGGTCCTTGAGCGCGGCAAGGGCCGTCACGCGGGCGTTGAAGTTCGCGGACTGTGCCGACTCGTTGTCCATGTCGACCTCGTTCCACTCGAACGAGATCGAGGGGTCGATCTTGCCCCAGAGCTTCAGCTGAAGCGCATCAAGGCACGTCTGAATGGCGCGTCGGTAGAGTTCCTGCTGACTGCGGATGTGGTCGTTGTAGTTGCGCAGGTCGGACTCGCCCGTAGCGTTGAAGCCTGCGGGCGAGATGCCGAAGAGCTTCACGGCGGGCGTGCGGTTGACTGCCGCGATCATCTCCTGCGCCTGCTTCACGATGTCGGAGACGCCGCTGATGGCAGTCGTGACGTTCTCGACCTTGTCCGTGTCCGTGTTCGCGAGGAACACTGAGTTGTTGTCACGGTAGTGCTGTAGAACCTCCATGACCGCGTCGAGCTCCTGAATGCCGCCCATCGTCGACATACGTTCCTGCGAGTTCGTGTAGTACACGAGGAGGCTCATCTTCTTGATGAGATCCTGCGCATACACGCGGCATTCGTTCCAATGCAGGATGTAGTCCCAGAGGATCTGGGCTTGCGGAATGCCGAGGAAGTTGTACGCGGGCTTGAACAGCACCGGGGGTTCGTTCGCGTAAAGCGGCAGCAGGCGCGAGGCGTGAACCGTGCGCCCGAGGACGAACCACTTGCGCGGCGTCATGTAGTCCTCGCGGAGCGGGTCGATGCTGTTGTACTCGCCCGGGGAGACGTTCACGGGGTCGACCACGACGAATCGCAGGTCGCATTCCTTGCCGACCTCGGCAGACTCGGAGATAAGGCGGAGCGGGAGCGCCAAGTCCACGTCTTCGCCTTCGGAGGTCTGCGCGCCCGTGTCGATGAAGATGAACGCGCCGCCCATGAAGCCGACTTTGGCAATGGCCTGATTGAAAAGCTCCTGCAGTCGGTAGCGTCGCTGTTCGGTCTCGAGCTGCTCGAGCATCTCGGCTGGCGTGTCCTCTCCACCCGTGATCTTGATCCATTCGCGGGTTACGTCGTCGGCAACGGTCTTGATGCAGTTTCGCACCATGCCGTTCTGGGCGATCTGTTGAAGCGCCCCGTATCCGACAAAGCCCGTCATCGGGAACTGCCCCATAGCTGCCGCGTGATCGGCGAGCGAGCCGCACATGGAATCGAATCCCACGGTACGGGTCAGCTGCCGGTCGAGCGCAACTCGTTCGGACTGCTTGCATCCGAGAGTCTGCGGGAGCGCGTAGGTGCGCTTGATGTCCGCAGTGGTGAGGGGGCGCTTCATCGCATGAGCGAGCGCATCCTCGACCAGGATCCGTCGCGGCGCAGCCTGCGGCGGTTCGGCCTTGATCTTCTTAGCCATAACTTTCCTCTAGAAAGGCCAGTGGATGGCCAGTAAGTGGCAGGTGGTTGGTTGATAGCCAGTACCGCCTCATTGCTTTCTGCGGAACAGCCCGTACAGGCCGCGCTTCGCACGGAAGTCCTCGTAGTCCGACATCGCGCGGATCACCTGTCGGAAGGCGACTGCGCAGAAGGTAACGAAGACTGCCGCGAAGCATCCGAGAATCAGAAGCAGGGCGACTAGCTGTTGCCACGTGAATTCAGTGAGCGACATTAGGTACGACTCGGTCAAGACGGCTATAATTTGATCCATGGATCAGCCTTGTGTATGAAGGTTGAAACAAGAAAGCCGCTCGGTGTTGGTAGCACCTGCGGCTTTCGTTTTATGTGCCTAACCCCTGCGGAGGTAGGCGAGGTTAGACGCGTGAATCTTCGGACGCGCGTTCTTCGTCAGGTCAGAAAGCGCTTGAGTCATTGAGTCGACCATATCGTCGTGAGCGCTTGCCGGGAACGCCAAAAGCTCGGGGATGAACTCAAGGTCGACCCACGTGGCCGTGGCCGGCGGGAGGAAGACGTTCTTCGCCTCCCAGAGGGTCGACACGGCGTAAGCGCGTGCTTCCTTGGATTCCTTCGGCGTGATCGGGACGATGCCCGTCACATGCTTCTTCAACGTGGAAATAACCGCAGAGCCGTTCGCCTTGTCTTCGACTAGCTTGCGCGTGGCCTCTGGGTGCTTCTCGGAAAGCCGCTCGAACATCTCGACCGTCTTCACGAAGTCCCATTGCCCGCGAACCTGGTCGAGCAGGTAGAAGTTTCCGTCACGCGCACCCCAGACCTGTCCAACGACGTAGTCGCTTCGGTCCGTGCCCTTGAAGGTCATGTCCCAAGAGCAGAGCACGCGGTCAAAGTGCGTCGGGAGCATCTCGGGCGTCCAACGTTGGATCCACTCGGCCTTGAACAGGCCGCCGCCACGCGGGACGGGACGCTGTTGGAACTGACCCGCCGTAGCGTAGCCGCCCATGGTCTTTTCCATCTCGGTCACCTGCGCCTCGGAGAAGCGCTCGGGGAAGAGCAGCTCGCCCTCTTTCTTGCGCGGGTCGGCAAAGCCGATGCAAGTCTTGCACCTGCGGCTTTCCTCAAAGCGCATCGGCAACATCAGGTGTTCGTACCCGAGTTCGCGGGCAAGGATGACGCCCGAGGTGTCGCGTTCATGCAAGCGCTGCATGATCACGATGATCGCGCTGTCTGAGTTGTTCACACGGGACGGGACGGCTTCTAGGAAGGTCGTCTCGACCGAGTGCAGCGCGGCCTCGGAAAACGCATCAGCGACGCTCAAAGGGTCGTCGATGATGATGCGGTCGCCTCGGCTACCCGTCAGGCTTCGGAAGGCCATGGACTCGCGAAAGCCCGTGGCGGTGTTCTCGAACTTCGTCTTCGCGTTCTGGTCGCCGCAGAGTTCGACGCCCCATCGCTCCTGATACCAGTCCGAGGAGATCAAGCGGCGGCACTTGAGGTTGTCTCGGATTGCGAGGTCTTCCTTATGCGCCGTCGTGAGGTAGCGCAGGGACGGCGAGCCGCCCGCGCCCCATTCCCATGCGGGGAAGAAAACGCCCGTAAGGAGCGACTTCATCATGCCCGGCGGGACGTTCATCAGCAGGCGCTTGATCTGTCCGCTGTGGACAGCTTCTAGGTGCTCGCACATCGCGTCGAGCGCCCATCCCCACTTGATCGGTGTGGCGGGTTCGAGAACGTTCCACGCCATCTTGCAAAACTCGCCCAGTGAACGCCGTGCAAGTTCTCGGTCAAGCTCAATCAGAGTTGGGAGTCTGTTCATTCATAAGCTCCCTAATCTTGCGCAGGTTTTCGGTAGAAACCCCGGAAAGGTCGGGAGCTGCATCAACCTTGACTGCGCCGCCGTCCGCCCCGGTAATCTCGGATCGGGAGGTTTCCTTCCATCCGCATCGGGACTTCATGTAGAAGATGATCGAGGCGGTATCCCCGCTCTTGATCTTTTCCATGAGCTTGCCGCCGACAAAAACGTTTGCCTTCGCCTTGCCCCTTTTTATGGCACTGGCGAATTGGTCGCTTTCTCTCTTTCGAGCCTTCAGCGTCGTGTAGGAGATTCCGAGTGCGTTGGCAATCTCCTCTTCGTTGTTGCAGACCTGCGCGTATTCTTCAACCTTACGCAGATCGATCTGAATTCGTGGTTTCGTTTCCATATGAATACTCTCGGAAGGTACGGGGCAGTTCCGATGTTCGCCGAGTTAAGACAATCCTTCAAACAGGGTTGAAAAACTCTCGGTTACTGGGTCACCCCTCCGAGAGTTTTCAAATCAGCGAGTTGTAGGTTTTGCCGTCATCGCGAACGGCCTCAAGCCCCGTCATTTCCTGCCACCGCTTGATGATCACATCAACGTAAACGGGGTCGAGTTCCATCAGGTAAGCGACGCGACCAGTTTCTTCGGCTGCGACCAATGTCGTCCCAGAGCCTCCAAAACTGTCAAAGACCACGTCTCCCTTCTTGGACGAGTTCTCCATGAGGTAGCGGAACAGCTCGACAGGTTTCATCGTCGGATGCTCGCCGTTTCTCATCGGGCGATCACAGTCAATAACCGTCGTCTGGCTTCTGTCTGAGTACCACTCATGACTCGCGCCGTCTTTCCACCCATAAAGGCAGGGTTCGTGTTTCCACTGGTAGTCCTGGCGACCAAGAACAAAGGCGTTCTTGTTCCAGATCAGGCACTCGCGCACCTTCCAGCCAACGTCTCGGCAAGCGCCACGGAAGTTGTATCCCTCCGAGTCGGCGTGCCAGATGTAGAAAACGCCGCCCGGCTCAAGGACGGTGTCCGCCATTGAAAACGCATCAACGAGGAACTGCCTGAAGGCCCCATCCTCCATCGAATCGTTTTCAATCGTAAGAGCGTCTTTCGTCTTGCCTTCGTAGGCTACGTTGTAGGGAGGGTCCGTCAGGTAGAGGTTTACCCTACCCCCCCACAAGCTTAGAAATATCTGTGGCAGAGCATGAATCACCGCACATTACTCGGTGGACACCAAGCGTCCAAACGTCGCCGCGTTTCGATACAGGGTCTGGCTTAGGCTCAGGAATATCAGGCTCGTCGGAATCGTCAGAATCGTCAACGGTCAATAAGTCGTCAAGCTCTTCCGAAGAAAAGCCTATGTCGTCAAGTTCCACGCCTTCCAGTTTCAGCTCTTCGAGTTCGACCTTTAGCAGTTCGTCGTCCCAGCCCGCGTCCAATGCGAGCTTGTTGTCAGCGAGAATGTAGGCGCGTTTCTGTGTTTTGCTCAGTCCCGCCAATTCGATCACGGGGACTTCGCTCATGCCGAGCTTTCGTGCTGCCGCTAGGCGGCCATGTCCCGCGAGAATGCCGTTTGTGCCGTCAACAAGAATTGGGTTAGTCCAGCCAAATTCTTGGATCGATCCCGCAATGCGAGAAACTTGCTCATCGCTATGCGTTCGAGCGTTTCGGGCGTAGGGTATGAGGTCTGCGACCTTTCGGTATTCCACCTTGAGCCGCGTGGACGGCGTAATTTCGTTGCCCATCTCGACCTCCTCAAGTCGTTTGCTGGACGAAAAAAACTCCCGTAGTTTCCTACGAGAGTTCGTGTGTTCTTTGTTTTTGGCGTTTACTTGGGAAACGTCAAGCCCAAGGCTTTCAGTCGTTCTTGCGTTTTGGGGCTTGTTGTCAAATCCTTGAGATTTGGCATAACTCGCTTTAAACAATCACTCGTTGCATCAGGCTTGGCGACGGCGGCGGCCTCCTCGGGCGTCAGCGCACCAGCGACCCCGACAGAAACAGCTATCAGTTTGCTTAACCATTCCTCTTTTGGTGCGCGACCTTTTTCAAGCTCTTCCAGACACGCTGTTGCGCCGTCTTGGAATTTTTTCACCATGTAAGGGACGGTCTGGCACTCGCTAAATCGAACGTTTCCGACCGAAAGACCGTCTACATTGCACAGAAGCGCAATTCTCTGCCCCCTGTCGAAATCGGCAATGTAATCGGATTGCTCTTCCTGTTTTGCGAATGTCGCGGTAGGCGTCACAACCCTTTGCGGACTTGAGAAAACAACCATTGCGGTATTGAAGCTGTTAACGCGAACCTCATCAATTCGCCCCTCAATCAAAACCTGTTTGCCCTTGTACTTTTTGTTTGCACGAAGTTCGTTACTCTGAAACTCGCGCTCAATTACGTCGACGTCTTGGTAGATTGGGTTTGTACCTCCGGCGGCTATTGCAAACGTTGCCGCCTGGTCCACGTTGTACGCGCCATTGATGTCGTCTCGCACAATGGTGTTAAAAACGTCCTTTTCGGTTTGCGTCAATCCCGCGAATGCCGAGGCGCAAAACAAACTGGCCACAAAAGCCGTAACGGTTTTTCTCATTTTGGTTTAATCCTATGAAAGACTCATAACGAATGTTTTTGAGTCCTTCAAGGATCGCACCTCGCGCCCGTTTCTCGCATTGGCGTTTCCACCAATTGACTAGTTGCTTGTGTTACTGGTTCTGCTGAACGGGCTTGCCGTCAGAACCGACGGGAACGTAAATGACCTGCGGTTGCTGAGGAGCCTGTGCCGGCTGTTTCGGTTCGTCGTCCTTCGTCATCACGTCGTAGATGGCATTGCCAGCCATCGAGCCTGCGGCGGCACCCATGACAGTCGACCAGAAGCCGCCACCCGAAGAGGTGGTGTTTTGATGAACGGTCTGGTTCACGACGGTAGTGTTTTTCTTCACGACAGTCGTGCGATTCGGGACTGATCTGGCAGCAGACGGGCGCGAGAAAGAGCGTCCGCCGAAACCGCGACCACCACGAGCATCTGCGGCGGTAGAGATGAAGAATGCAGCCACAACAGCCGCCAAGAGAATCTTTTTCATGCGTTCAACGTGATTGAGGCGGCAATCCCTGTCGAAAGCAAAGAATGTGGTGGGTAAAGGGGTCACGCGATCGGAAACATGCGAAACGATCACGTCATGTCGAGACCGCTCCACCCGCAAAAGGGGTATAAAAAAAGCTCGAACCTTTCGATCCGAGCTTTATTTTCGCTAGATACGACTCTGTCTCCCGACAGGGATTAAAGCCGCACACGACTCGCCTCCGACTGAGGCCAAAAATACTTCATTACACATTATACGACTCTTTTCTCGCGGATGCAATCGAAGATTCGTTTTAGTTCGCAAACTGCGGCGTAGTGGTGGAAGCGGAAGGTATTGCGCCCGAGGTGCAGGCGCTGTTCGATGTCCTCGGGTTCGAGATGCTCGAAGTAGCGTGCTCGGATGACGGCCTTGGCGATCATCGGGATCTCGGAGGACGCGAAGGCGGCATCGAGGTCGTCGGCGACCTGTTCATTGGCTCGAAGTTCCTCGGCGCTCGGGGTGATGCGCGGTTGGCGCTTCTCGGCAAAGGGGTTAGCCTCCTCTTCCGCGTCCGGGGATCCCTGCGCGAGGCGCATCATCTGCATGATGACGAACGTCGGGGACTTGACCGTAGGGATGCGGCCCTTGCGGCGAAGACTCGCCCAGAGGCGCAGCAGACGGAAGAATTCTTTTTCGATGATTACCATAGGTTGCTCGGCTCAAAGGTTTCATACTCCCACCCGCCGCCGTCCTTCTTGCGGCGCGGGTAGACCACGATCAGGGTCGCCCACTGGTGGAGCTGTGCGCACATCTTGCACTTCGCCTTGGCGTCATCTCGGAAGATGGCTCGGCTTCCCTTGACCTCATGGAACTCGATCGAGCCGTCTGGCTTGAGCACGAAGAAGTCGGGCGTGTATCGGAGGTCTTGCGCGAGCTTGAGAGTAATCGCTTCGAAGCGGAAGTCAAGGACTTCGCCTGCGGCCTTGAGTGCGCGGAGGTGGTCGCGGTACGCGGTCTCGGTCTTGTTCATCTGCCCGGGCTTGAGACGCCCCAGTGCCAGCAATGTATTCGCCCTCATCCCCTGATGCCTCGCTTGTTGAAGATGCGGAAGGCTTCGTAGCTGTCACGCCCGAAGCCGTTGAAGAAAAGCGGGAACTTCTTCCCGTTGCGCGGGTTGGTTTCGTCATATGTCCACGCCTCGAGGTTCGAGGACGGAATGGCGACCTTGTAGAGCGGGACGTAGCAGAAGTACTCGTTTGCGAGGTAGCCGTAGAAGTCGATGCCGTGCCGGATCTTCATGCGCCCGGTGTCGGTGAGGGCATCGCACTCGCGGAAGTGGAGTCGGCAACGGCGACCGACCTCGGGGAGGTTCGGGCGGGACTTCTTCGGGTTGATGACGGTATGCCAAGCGTCGGCAATCCTGGTCGTCGGAATCATCGGTTTTGCTCCTGTTGGTCTTTTCTTGCTTTGAGAATCCCCACCGCCTTGATGCGGAGGTCTATTCGCTCCTGTGGCGCTCGTTCGTAGAACGCGCACGGGGGTCGTAGTTCGGTAATGGCCTGAAGGACGTTCCACCGCCCTCCCTTGTGCCCGACCGCATCGCAGTAGCCCTTTTCCTCTGCGAAGAGCCACTGGGGTGTGCGGTCGGATCCCGCGAGGTAGGCGCAGTCGATGCATCGGATCGTGTTGATGAATCGGTCGCCGAAGAGCGGACGCGGTTCCTTCGGGCCGGTCGGCTCTTCCTCTTTCGGTCGTTCCCACCTCATCGGTCCGCCTCGAAGAAGTTGAGGAGGAGGACGAAGGGCAGTGCGACGATGGCGGCAAGGGCCGCGACGGCGATCACCACCGGGCAGGCAGCGAGGAGGAAAATCAGGCCCACGACGTTCACGAGGATGAAGAACGGGGCGAGGAGAGCGGAGAACAGGTCTTTCATGGTTCGTAGTTGTGGGTTACTGGGATGGTGGCGGGTTGTAGCCGCCGTTTTGCAGGATGTGTGCGACGGCGTCACGGTGGAGGAGGCGTGCGTCGGCAAAGGACGGGAGCTTCCAAGAGGCGACGGGTCGTCCGAAGCGCACGCAGGAGACGGGAGCGAACCACCGCCCCGGCTTGATCGACGTTGTGACCTCGCCCTCGAAGTCGGTGCTGTGAACCTCCCAGAAGTCCCCTCCCTCGACCACGATGGCGGTCTTGAGTTCGTCGGCGGCGTCCGTGGTGCTGACGATGAAAGCTGTGGTCATGGGTTGAATGCTCCTCGTTGGATGGAACCTACGGCGGCGTCATGGACGGCCATACCGTGAGCGGCGTCCCTGCTGTAGCGGACTGCTAGGGTGCGCTCGCGCTCGAGCTCGGCGGTGTACCAACGCAGGCCCTCGCGGTCATCGTCGGGACAGGGCTTCGGGAGCAGGCGGTAGGTGACTTTGGTGACGTACTGGCCGCGTCGACCCGAGAAGTCGGGGCGGGAATGCACGCAGAATTCGCGACGGCGGTCGAGACTGAGGAGCCAGGTCGTCTTGCCTCGGCGTTCCTTGATCTCGCGCACGATCTCCGCTCCCGTGGTTTCATCGGACATGGGGCGCACCTCTCTGCACGGCCTGCTCGACGAGTGACTCATGGTGGGTGAAGGCAAGGGAGCGCTCCGCGAACTTGTAGGCGCGGCAGTACTCGAACGTTGCCTGCGTGAGGTCGGTCGGGTCGTCGCCCAGACGGCCCTCGGCGTAGGTCGTGAGGTAGGCGGTCGAGCCGAAGAGGGGCATCGTGGTGATGCGGATCACCTTGCGTCCGAGGAACGTGTGCAGCGTGGTCGTGAGCGACATCGTGTGATGCGACTTGGAGACGACGCGGGCTTTGGTGTCGGGTTCACTCATTGCTTTCCTCCTCAGAAAAGTTTGGTCGGGTCGTTGGTTCGGTTGGCGGAGACGCGGCGGTCGCGTCCCGTCTTGAAGGTGAGTGCGTAGCCGGCATTGCGGACGCGGCTCATGATTCGCTCGGTGAGCAGTTCCTCGAGTTCGGCCTTGTCAAGGTTGGTGATGAAGATGGTCGGGCGACCGTTCTTGATCCTGCCGTCGATGATCTGGTACAGCACCTTGAGTTCGTCGTGGTTGCCCTTCAGCACGCCGACCTCGTCGAGGACAAGGCAGGAGACCATGCAGAGCTTCGACATTGCGGCAATGCGGTCGACCTGCGCGTAGCGGTTCGTCATGACCTCGATCAGGGAAGGGACGGTTACGTAGAACCCGGGGATGCCCTGCGCATCCAGTTCGTGCAGGATCGCGTAGGCGAGATGGCTCTTGCCGGTCCCAGGATTGCCGATGAAGATGAGGCCCTTGGCGTTGATTTCCCGCCACCCTTCCTGTTGCGCGTCGTGGGCGGTCTCGCGTTCGGCCTCGCGGATGCTGAAGCGCTTGGCGAAGCGGGTCGCGACCATCAGGTTCTTTTCCTCCTCGGGGTTTTCGGGGTGATAGGTCTCGAGAGTCTTTCCCTCGAAGTCGGAGGGTCTGCCGAGGCCGAGCATCTTTCGCAGTTCGGCACAGCGTTCGCGTTCGCGGGTGGATGCCTCCTCGATGCGTGCCTGCTTCTCGAGCTCGAGCTTGCGGCACTTAGGGCAGTAGGGAGCTTTCCACGTCCCATCCTTGAGTTGATAGGTCGTGTAGGTCATCTTTCCGTGAACAGGGCAGTCAAATTCAACGTCACGGCTTGCCGGAAGCATCGAAGCTGCGGCACTTGCCAACACAGCGTCGAGCTGTTGTGTCTGTGCCGATCGAGCAGCGATCTGGCGGGCTTCAGTAGCAGTCATGGTTTATCTCTCAAACGGGATCATCAGGGTCGTACACGCGGTCGCACTGGCGCTTCTCGCGGAAACCGCCATAGGCGGGTCGGTAGGACGGTGCGCGTTTCCTCGCATACTCTTCGGCGTTGGTTGCCCACGTTCTCCAAGCGGCGTACCAGTCGCAGTAGCGGTTGTCCTTGGAAAGGTGGAAGTCCACGAACTTCGTGAACTCGGCCTGCGCGTCTATGCTCGGGTGCTTCTGCTTCGCGTACTCGAGGTAGGCGGGCGGGATTGCGTCCCCAGAGGAGAACGGGCAGCTTGTCTTTGGCTTCGCCCTCGACCGCTTCGGTTTCGGGTCGGTCGGAATCGTGAGCAGGAGCGCTTGCGCGGGGAAACTACTTCCTTGTTCTATTTCCTTGTTCTTTTCCTTGTTCTTATTCCTTGTTACTGTCCCAAAAACGGTACTTTCATAAGTCCCAATTTCGGTACTATCGTCAGTCCCGTTTTTGGTACTTTCGGTAGTACCGTTTTCGGTACTTTCTAAAGTCCCAATTTCGGTACTTTGGGGAGGTAAAGTCCCGTTTTCGGTACTTTCCAAAGTCCCGGTTTTGGTACTTTTGTTCTTGGACTCCCTGTCGGCGGGCTTGAACGAAGGAAAGCCGTAGTAGACGATTTGCTTACCGTTCACGAACGAACGGCGCTTCGTGATGAAGCCCTTTTCCTCGAGGTGCTTCGTGGCGGCAATCACCGTCTTGCGGTTCAGTTCCGTAGCCTCCTGAAGTGCTTCGATACTGGGGTAGCACTTGCCGGTTTCTCGGTTGAGTGCGTTTGCCAGTTCAATCAGCACAAACTTCGCAGAAGCGTTGCCAACCTTCTGGCTACGAGCCCACCTTTCCGCGTCGTAGCTCATAGTTGCCTCAACGGTTGGTGCGAATCATCCGAACGACGTCGGCAGCGAACTGGCTGACCTCTTCGGGCTTGCAACCAGTAAGGCGGCAGAACGGCGCAAGGTAGTTGCGCGTGACGGAGTTGTTGGATACCCACCGCTTGACCGTCTGGCGGGAAATGCCAAGATCGTCGGCGAGCTTTTGCTGAGTGCCGTAGCGGGCAATGGCATCTCGAACGGAAACTTTTTTCATGTGGAACCCCCAATTCAAATTAATGGTACGGCTATAGTACCATAATCGGTACCCCTGTGGTACCCTAGTCGCGTCTTTTGGTTGGTACTATCTAAGTACCAAAGGAGTCCCGCTATGTCTTTCCCTGCCCGCCTAAAAGCCCTGTTAGAAGAGCGCAAAATTTCGATGCGTGAGCTTGGCCGCCGTATCGGCACGAGTCACGTCACCGTAGGAAAATGGCTGTCTGGCATCCAGATGCCGTCCGACGAGAACCTCGAGGCATTGGCCGAGTACTTCCATGTCACGCCCGCCTTCCTGAGGTTCGGCGATACGTCCCTGTCTCGCCCGCAGACCCTTGAACCTAATGAGGATGTCGTTTCGATCCCCGTGCTCGATGTAAAGGGGTCGTGCGGCTACGGCGGGGAGCTTGCCCAGACCATCCAGTTGGTTCAGATGCTCCGCGTCACGAAGCAGTGGCTGCTTTCAAAGTCGACCTCCTCCCTGAACTTCCAGACCCTCCACATCATCACTGCCGACGGCGACAGCATGGAACCGGGCATCAAGCGCGGCGACTTCGTCATCGTGGACACGTCCCAGAGCCGCTTCGTGGCCGATGGCCTCTACGCCGTTCAGTACTCAAACGCCGTATTCATCAAGCGCGTGCAGATCCATCCTGGGGGCAAGGTCGAGCTGATCTCAGACAATCCGAAATACAGGCCGATCCAACTGGATACCTGCGAATCCGTCGAAGTGATTGGCAGAGCCGTCCTCTGCTTTAACGTGCGCGAACTCTAGCGCCCGGCCACCCTCTCCCACCCTCAATCCCGCCTCGTGCGGGATTTTTTTTGCCCTCAAAAACGCTCGTTGATCTAGATCAACTCGACCTGAGTTTTTGGTAACCTCTGACTACCATTCTAGGTACCACTGTGGTACTATCACCGTACCAAATACGGAACGACGCCCGTTCCGCTTGGTACCCAAGCCGAAAGGCTCGGAAGAATGAAAATCCCGGTGCTTAGCTGTGTCGGGGACGGCTTGAGAACAGCCACTGCGAGAAGTGAAATTTGCCGCCGCAGGAAGGAGCGTCAAGCCGTAGTCGCAAAGGTCGTGTATGAAAAGTACGCAGGACGGCTGGAGGGTATCTTCCAGTGCGGTTGGGTTGGGGACCACCTGAAAGCGACGGATGCTCGATGGCGACGGACGATCGCCACACGCCCCACGAGCTAGATCAGGATCAGTCTTCGGACAGAGGGCATGTTAGCCCCGAGCGGCCTGAGCGCTGAACGAGCGCAGCCGCGACCTGATCGAAAGCCGATCTAAGCCCTTTCCACCGAGAGGGCTTAGGTGGGCTTTCTAAAGGAGATAACAATGGATGTAGAAATAATCGACAAGCGCCTGGTGGTAACGCCAACCACGCACGACGACGTGCGTTTGATTTACGCAATCGCCGCAGCGTGGACGGCGTTCGACGCGGTTATTTGTCCCGTTAGCGGGGAACCACTTCGTTGCAACGAGGACGGTACCGCTGAATCAGAGTTGCCTCAACGCGGTCAAGATCACGAGAAGTGACGGAACGACAAATAAAATGAGCGGATATACTGTCCCGACACTTTGGAGATTTCCGTCAATAACCCCTGTCTGAAGACAGAGGCTTGAAAGAGTCTTTATTGACTAGCCTCAGCGCCCCTCTTTCGAGAGGCGCTACGTTGGTTGGGAATGTACAGGCACCGTGGGATGTA